CCCCTAACAGGGGCCCCGGCTTAAGTGCAACACCACAGGTGCGTAAGTGCCTGTTTTCTGAAAGGAGTCATGAAGATGACGATCAAAACTCGTTCGCAATATGATTATCATGTTGCGGGTGTTCACAATGCGTTCTCCGGCTATGCTCTTGTGAGCTCGTCGAAGTCCATCTTTGAGAACAAAAGTTTTGAGCGTGTGGACTCAATAGGGCATCCCGGATGGCGCAATCCTCGTTCGAGGAGTGGCGTCGCTCGTGATGTGGGAGGAGGCTTCTCTGTTCAGAGAGTCGAATTCGTCTCTAAACCAGCAGAAGTTCATCTTTCATCGGTGAACGGCTATGGTACCGGGTATACGTATGATGGAGAGATCCATGCAAACGTTCTGGGGAAAGTGAAGTTAGTTGGTCAACTACCTTCTAAAATCTCCAGTCTGACACTGAATGACATAGGGACTAAAGGGATTAGAAATAATCCCGTAAAACCCCATGGCAATCTAGGTCAGTTCCTAGGTGAGCTCCACGATCTACCAAAACTGGCACATCTTGAGAATTTCAAGTCTTCGGCCTCGGTTTTCCGGGGCCTCTGGCATGATCTTCGTTCTAACCGCGGTCTCCAACGAGCCGTGGCGAAGAACTATCTCAATATCCAGTTTGGGTGGAAACCCTTCGTTTCCGATCTCCAGAAGTTCTTTAAGAGCTGTCTGGATGCTGACAAAGTTCTTCGTCAGCTGGCCCGTGACAACGGCCACTCGGTACGTCGGCGTACTCATCTTCCTGAAGAGCGTACGATGTCCAGTACAACGAGTAGTAGTTACTTTACTGCTCCTTCGTTGTCATCGTATCTCTACGCTGGGTTGCAGAAGCAATACAAGACGGACGAATATGAACGTCTCCGTTGGTTCTCTGGCTCTTTTCGATACTTTATTCCTCAAATGGTTGATCAACCATTTTGGAGTTTAGAATCGAATACCCAAAGAAATCGACTCTCTCGAGTCGTTTACGGTGCGTCCATGACGCCTGACCTTGTGTGGCAGCTGACCCCATGGTCCTGGTTAGCAGATTGGTTCGGTAACGTTGGTGACATTGTCTCCAACTGGACCGATATCGAGCTGAATAACCTGGTCATAGAGCATGGTTACGCGATGTGTACTGAACGCACGCGAACCACCTGGGCTGTCACTGCCCCATTTCTGGGACAAACAGTCTCCTGTACTGCCTACGACCTTACTGAGGTCAAAGGCAGGGCTCCAGCGACTCCTTTCGGCTTTGGTGTAGATTTGACTAGCTTAAACGCTAGTCAATACACCACTCTAGCGGCACTTGGATTGGCCAGGTCTCGTTAGCCCAGGGTTCTCCTGGGAATTAAACTTCAAGAAAGTCGTGCCAATGTTGGCGGACCCTCAATCAGTTCCCTTCCCTACGGCAGGGACTAAGAGCCTTGCCCGACAAAGTGTCGGGCCTGGTGCTGCAGCCGTGTATAGCACGGACGACCAGCTCCAACAGATGCAGGTTTCTCACCTGCAAACGAAGGGCGGTCGTACGCGCCGTCTTGTGAAGGTTACCTTCAACAAGACCGCGGCCGATCCGATCATCCCCGCCCAGAACAAGCAGTTCAGTATGTCGGTTTCCATCGTTTTCGATGTGCCGACTCTGTACGGCTTCACTGGTGCCGAGGTTCTCGACGTCTATAAGGGCCTTGTGGCCAATATGGCGGCGACTTCGGATACGAACGTGAAGGCAGTCATCGCTGGTAATCCGTAGGAGAATATCCTATGGCTAATCAGTGGACTCCCTCCAAGATTGCAACGTTCCTGTTCAATCTTGAGGCTATTCTCGCACTTCTGAACAGGGGTAAACACCCCGACTCAGATCTTCCGATTCTTGAGCATATTGCCCAGGCGTCGGCGGACTCCGCGAAAGCGGAAGCGGAATAGACCCTTCACCCAGCAAGGGAAACAACATTGGCTATGGATTGCCGCAACTCCTTAAAAGGGGCACGACATGAAAAGCCTAATGCGACTTCTCTTGTGTGTTCTGGAAGATTCCAGAATATGGTGTCGCACTTGCACCACGCGTGATTGGTTAACAATCACACGACGTGTCAAAGATGAAGGGTCATCGTTCTTGACGATTACCCTACCTGCCTTCGGTCAAGACTTCGAAAGATGTCTCGATCGTGGGTACCTGGCCTCTGATTGCTTTTTGGGCTTCAAACGCCTGAAAGGTACTCCAACTCCCGCTTTTCTAAGCGGGTTGTTGGGCCTTATCTTTGACCGCTGTTCTGGTAACCTACTTGAGGTACCTGATCATATAGCCATCTTTTACGTGCGGCAAATCTGCTACATGTTTAAGAAGGTGCTTTTGCCTTGTACCGATAGGCGCAGGGAAAAAGCTTATGACCGATATCTCGAGTGTGAGCAGGAAGTCTTATCTGACCTTAACCAACTTGATCCTGAAAAGCTTAGCGCTTTTCGTGATTGGAGTGGTTTCCTTTGGTCTGGTACTCTTGGGTCTCTTAACCGTAAGGTTATCGACTCAGATATCATCCCAAAGCATGGTCCCGGTGCCACAGCAGAACGAATCTCCGGTAATCGGAAATTCGAACTGCCCTACTGGCATGAAAGGCTTGAGCCTTTCTTTCCGGCCTCTAGCTTTACAATTCCCAGTTTAGGGTTTGTTGAGCAGCTAGAGCATAAGGCTTTCCTCGAACCTGGAGCTGAAACGCCCGTTAGGGTTATCACAGTTCCTAAAACGCTGAAGACGCCAAGGATTATAGCGATCGAGCCGTTGTGTATGCAATACACACAGCAAAGTTTGCTATCTCCCCTTGTTTCTGTCTTGGAGACGTCAGTTTTAACTGCCGGCTTCTTGAACTTCACCGATCAAAAGGTGAATCAGAAACTCGCTCTTCTTTCTTCAAAGGACGGGAGTCTTGCGACTCTCGACCTGAAAGATGCCAGCGATCGCGTCTCAGTCGAGCTCGTTAAGTGTATGCTAGCTAGTGTCCCTGATTTCAGGGACGCTGTGCTTGCATGTCGCTCAACTAGAGCCGACGTGCCTGGAAGAGGGGTTATACCTCTCTCCAAGTTCGCGTCTATGGGTTCAGCCCTTTGCTTTCCAATTGAGGCTATGGTGTTTTACACTATAGCAACTCTTGCTATTGCAAGGAGCTTAGGTTACCCGATGACTCCCAAATCACTCAAAAGAGTGGTAGGGAGCGTGCACGTCTACGGGGATGATATCATTGTCCCTGTAGACCATGTGCAGTCCGTGATGAGTGAACTAGAAGCTTTTGGGCTTCTAGTAAACCGTAACAAGTCTTTCTGGACTGGCAAGTTCAGAGAGTCTTGTGGCGTGGATGCTTACGATGGCAACCTGGTTACACCAGTGTATTGCCGTCGTTTGCTTCCTACATCACGGCGTGACGTTTCGGAGATGCTGTCGGCCGTCTCGTTGCGCAATCAGCTTTACAAGGCTGGTTGCTGGCGGGCCGCTCAATGGCTCACTGACTATGTAAAGGGATTTGCGCCCCTTCCACTAGTCGATGAAACCTCTCCTGTGCATGGCTTGTTGTCTTACACCTTCGGGTATGAGACTCAGCGCATGTGTGTTAATCTTCATAGACCTTTGGTCTATGGGATAACTACACGCGTAAAGCACCGACGGAGCAATCTAGATGGTGTTTTCGCCCTGCTTAAGTGTTTGCTTAATCAGAGTTCTTTACCGATCTTTGATAAGCGACATCTGGAACGTCATGGACGTCCTGAAGCCGTCGACATCAAGCTCAGGTGGG